GTGAGCCCGATGAGCGTGTCCTGAACGTTCGTGATCGTGGCATTGACCGAGGCCTGCGAGGTCGCGCGCACGCCATCGATGTACACGCGGATAAAGCCCGCGGCGAACTCCAGCATGTAGGACTGGGTGTCGGAGAATACGAACGGGATCAGGCGAGACTTCTGCGCGCCGACGTATTTGGTGCGGTCGACGAACTCAAGCCCTGCGCGGTTCATCAGGCACCCGTGCGGGCGAATGATCCAGTTACGAGCGGTGCGCAGGCTCGTGCCGTACTTCGTAAGGTCCGTGCGGCCGTGGGCGAGAGGGGTGATCTCACCGCCCGAGAAGTTCGGCTGCGAGAGTGTCACCACGAGCGCACTTGGATCGAGGGCGAATCAGGAGCGGGGTCTGCCTTCGCCTCGTTCTGCATCTGAGCCATCGCCCGATCGAGCGTCGGCTGATACATCTGCAGGCAGCGCGTGACGCGCGCCACGTTTGCGTTCGTCGCACTCCCGAGTTCGGCGCCAAGTTTCCATGCGAACGCATCGCATAAGAGCGGTGGGTAGACTGCGGTCTGCGTCTGCCGGAAGATGTAGAACAGATAGGCAGGCGAGATGTCCGTGAGGATGATGTTCGACGAGCCATTAGCGCTCGTGCCGACCTGAAAGGGAACCTTCGGCACGCTGACGTTGCGATCGGTGTTCCACCACGAGAGCCACGTCGCGCCATCGCGCAATCCGCCGGCATCGCACACTGCGAGAGCCTGGATGCAATCACTCGGGTACTGATAGGCGTAGGTCCAGCCAGGAGCGACCGGATCGGTGGATTGCGCGAGCGCCACCCACTTGCGCGCGCAGCCCCACGGGGCGGAGGCCAACACCTGATCGCGCACAATCGGGTACCAGAAGCCGGCCTGACGAACCGGCTCGGTGCGTTCGACGGTTTCGTTCAGGCTCGTGATGCGGATCGAGGAGCCGACCCGGTACCAAGCCATGTTTGCGATGTCGACTTCGCTCGGCATGTTTCCCCCGAGCTCAGTTGCGCGTCTCGGATACCTGCAACTGGATGAGCCCGCCATCTGGCAAGCGCGCTTCACCGGTGCGGGTGAGGGGGCGCGCGATCATCTCGAGCAGTTGCTTCAGAACCGCCATCTGCGCCTCGCCCTGCGCCTGGATGACGGCGATCACGGGCGAGAGGTCAACCGGATCAGGCTCCTCAGCCATCATCTGCTGGCACATCTGCGCGCACGCATCGATCTTGTTCTCGAGCGCGATCAGACGAGAGGCGACGGCCCCAACAGCCGCCGCACTCTCGGTGCTCGCTTTCTCGATGGAGGCGGCAACAGTCTTGTTCAGCTCCTGGAGCTGGCCGACTGATGCCGCCTTGCGGGTCTCATCCATCTAAGCTTCGGATTGAGGCTTCGGCTCAGGCGGCTTCTGCCCACCCACCGGCCCGTGCATGACGGGCTTTGCCGGCTCAGGCTTTCCCGGCTCCGGAGGCTTCGCCGCCTTGGGCTTCTTGGATGAGACCTTCTTGTTGCCCTCCTTGTCGGTCTCGTACACCGGAGCATCCCCGAGCGGTTGCAGCGAGCGTGAATCCCACGCGACCTGCACATCGTCGGTCTCCAGTGTGATTTCGGCGCCCTGCTTGTGCAGTTGCACGCCGTCCCAGAAGGATTCGGAAATGACGCGGTATTTCTTGAGGCTCATGTGTCATTCCCCTTCAGGTCACCACGAAGCCGGACGGGTAGGACTTCTGCACGTCGGCGTAGTCGATCACGCCCACCGCCGTGAAGGCGCCACCCGTGAGAGGACCCGTCGCCACGGTGTACTGCACACCGAGGTAACGCTGTCCCAAGGCGGTGCCCTGCGCGAGGGTCTGATGCGGGATCGGCAGGTCGATGCGCTGACCCGCGGCAAGGTTCGCCTTGGGGATCGCATCCGTCTGGATGATGATGGTCGGCGAGGAGAGATTCGCCGCCGCCGAGGTGATCACCTGAAAGTTGACGGTCGCGGCGCCCGCCGCGGTGACCGTGGTGTCGACGGTGATCGAGATGTTGAGCTCCTCGCCCGGCCCCATGTCGCGGGCCTGCAGAAGATCGACGGTGTTCGTCGACACTGCAGAGGCGGTGACCGCCTGAGCTGAGGAGAACTGCAAGAGTGCATCGGTGAGCATGTTCGTAAGTCCTCGTTCAGGTCACGCGCGTCTCGGCCAGGATCAGCCGGTCCACATTGCGGATGGGAACACCCATGAACTCCAGCCGGTTCTGCGGAGTGCCGAACTGCGAGAGGGCGGGCACGATGGCGAGGGCGTTCGCGCTCTTGGCGAGAGCGGCGATGCGCAGCATCGAGAACACCGTGCGGTTCATGTAGAACACCGGGCGGATGTTGCCGAAGCTCGGCAACCGATCGAGCGCGCGGCTCATGAGGTAGATGATCTGCGTGGCAGCGGTGGCCGCCTGCGTGGTGACCTGCCCAACGAGGTCAGACACGTCGACGTTCGCGATGCGTACCCCGTAGCGCCAGTCCTTCACGACGAGGCCGTTCTCCCACACGAACTGCGTGCGCCATGCCTGGAAGCGGCCGCCGTTCGCATCGATCACGGTGTCCTTGCCGAGATCGTTCATCTGCAACCCGGCCTGCGTGCCCTTCGGGTAAGTGCAGAAGATCGAGTTCTCGCCCCAGCCGATGAGCCAGATGGAGGTGTTGTCGGCGCCCGAGCCGCCGGCATCGATGATGTTCGCGCCGTTGCCGGCGGAGAGTGAACTGTAGCGGGTCGAGAACCCCGTGTACGTTTTCTGATCCGTCGCGACGTTGCCGTAGAACATCGTGTCGGTCTGCTGCTGATTCATCGCCTCGAGGAACGCCTTGTCCTCGGATAGCCGCAGCGATGAGCCGACCGAGGCGAGCTTCACGAGTCGTTCGTCGACCTCGCTGTACGACTCCATCAGGCCGACGCCTTCGTCGACCTGCGCGGTGGTTGCCTTCGAAGTCGGCACGCCGGCATTGATCTGGCGGAAGTAGACCGTCGGCAAACCGGTGCGGATCGTCACGCGGTGACCGGTGGGGAGGTTGCCCTCGACGACGACCATATCTTCGAGGTTGTCGTTCATCTGCGAGAGAAGCTCGGCGACGACCGCGGCGGACCCGTTGGGGTCCATGCGCTTCGCAGCGTCGTACAGGGTCAGGGAGCCAGTAGCCAGAGTGGCCATGAATTCACCTCAGTGCGTTAGGAATTCATGCTCGGGTAGAGCACGCGTTCCGGAGTGGTTTTCTGCGCGTTGGGCGTGGTGCCCGATGGCGCGGTGGATTCGGCGAGTTTCTGGCCAATCGTCCAGAAGAGGCGCACGAACGCTGGGTGATTCGCATAGCCCGAAGAGATCAGCGCTTCGCGCAACTCCGGAGTGCCGAATGCGGCGAGCGCCTTGTTGGCGATCTTCGCGTTGGCCTCGAAATTGGCGCCGCCGAAATCCTTGTCTTCACGGCATGCCTTCGCCCACGTCGCGGTCTCCGCAGCGACCTGATCTCCGATCGTCTTCTCAGCCGCCTTCAGCGCGGCGTCCGTCACCTTGAACTGCGTGTCGACGAGCTTCTGCGCCTGCTCCTGCGTGAGCCCGAGTTCCTTGAACACGGGGGTGAACGCATCGAGGCCCAGTTGATCGAGCGTCTGGCCTTCGGGCGCCTTCAGCTCGTACTTCTCGGGAACGACTTTCGCGGCCGGGGTCGCCGGCGTGGCGGGCGGTGCATTCGGGTCTGCGCCGAGAATCGGAGGAGGAGTTGCTGCCGCAGGTGGCGTGGCTGTCGGTGGTGCAGCCGGAGCTGCGGGTGTGACAGCCGGCGCTGCTGCGCTGGCCGGGGTCATGGTGTTTTCGCCTGGCACTGAGACTCCGCAATTTGTGAATTGCGGAATTACTTATATGCAGGCTGAAACCACGCTGGAATAGCGGGGCAGTAAGAGGGATAATTCTGGGAACATGAGAGCCCAAAAAGCGGAACTAATGCGCCCGCGCGAAGCGGCTGAATATCTCGGGGTGAGTCTCAAGACGTTCCGAAAGTGGGTCCAGTCCGGCGCCCAGATACCCTGCGTGCTCTCAGGCAAACGCCGGCGCTACGTCGCCGAGAGACTGGAAGATTGGAAGCTCAATCGGGACCGGCGAGTGGTGTGATGGGATTCTTCGACCCAATCAATGGCCCGCTTACCTATGCGCCGGTGAAGCCCGGAGAAAAATCAATGCGTGGCCGGTGCACCGTTTGCCAGATCAGCTGGACTGCGCCACGTGAACCTACGCCATGTCCAATGTGCTCTGTATCCAATCCGGACAGGATTGCTGAATCTCAGAGAGAACCAGAATGATCGAGCCACGCATTCCTAACGAGCAAGATTGGAAGGGATACTGGCGAGTGCATGAATGGTTCGACCATCACCATAAACCAATGCCGCGCCAAATTGTCGTCATTGGTGAGATGACACTTCGCCTAGTCTTCCGAGAAGGCCTCCCCCATTATTTTCTCGCCACTTCATGCGCGGTCGACAAACAGAAAACTCTAGCTTTCTTGCATAGTCAGCACGAAGCGCATGGAGGCAGAGCAGGCGATATCGAATATCCTGAATTGTCGGAAGGGTGGGAAACGGCCTTGGCTACTGAGAAGGCTCGGATTGCAGAAGCTCAGCGAGCCACTCCGGCGAAGCCCGAATGATGCGCGCTTTGAGCTTCAGGCCCACGTTGCGCGCGCCCTCGTTGAAGCTCATCTGAATCGCGTTCGTGCTGAAGCTCGTGCGGTGCTCACCACACTCGGCGAGCAGACCTCGCACCAGCCTGCGTCCCTCGGGCGTAGCGAGCACCGCTTTCAAATCCTCGGCGTCCTGCTTCTCGCGATCCTTAACGCGCGCGCCCTGCTCTTTGAGCTTGCGCGGGTCGTTGGAGGAAACTCGCTCAGTCTCGTCTGCCACGCTGTTTCATCCACGTGATGATGGCATTTCCACGCTCACTAAACACGAGCCAGCACAGGCCAGCGAATGCGCCCATACATGTGAAATACGCTGCCCAGTGCGCTTTCAAAACGCGCTCCACGCCATCGTCGGCGCACCCGCGCCATAGGTCACGCGGATCGAGTCACCGGAGTTGAGAACGAGCGTACGCACGGTCCCGCACGAATACCACACGCTCGGATCCCACGGCTGTGACTGAAATTCCACATCCGTTAGATCGCCGCCGATGATGAACACGCGCACGCCAAAGTCGTTCGTGTTCTGCAGCACAAAAGGACTTGCGCCCACCACGATATCCTCGGGCATGCTGCGAGCTCCATAGGTCGAGCGCGCGGATGAGGATGGCTGAACGACGGGAATCAGGGTCATGGGATTCTCCTTACGTGCCGGTCAGCGCATCGAGGGCTGAGCCGGTGCCAAGCGGGGTCTGGCCGAGGTTCTTCGCAGCCTGTGCGGCCGCGGGGATCATCTCAGCGGCCTGCTGTTGCTGCTGGGCGGCGGCCTGAGCCTTCGCGCGCGTCTCGCGAATCACCGCCACCTTGTCATCCGGAACGATGATGGTCGGCACCACACCGAACAAGTTGCCGTACTCATCGATCGCCTGATCGATGTCGAGCTTGTCGAGCGCGGTGACGGGCTGCTGCATCTCGGCCTGTTGGAGCGCCAATCCCATCACGTAGCCGGTGAACTGCTGCACGCCCTGCACCGCGACGATGTTCTGGGCTTGGGCCAATATCGAGACGTATTCGATCTTGAGCGGCTGGCCCTGCAATGCCTGAGGAGGAGGCGGCAGCAATCCCTGACGCAGCGAGATCGAGAACGAGCGGTCGATCACTTTGTTCAAAAAGCGGTTGATGTCCTCGAGCACCGGCCCGAGCATCAAGAGCTTCTCCTGCTGTTTCGCCGCGGTCTTGGTCGCCGTTTCGTCCTTGTCCTCGCCCTGGATGAAGAGCGCGAAGATGTCGGCGAACATGATCGTGTTGATGCGCTGCTCGATCGAGGCGATGTCTTCGAGCATGCCAGAGCGATCTGGCTTCCACTGCGACACCGGCTCAAAGCCCACCTGGCCCACGGAGGGCTCGACGAAGGTGATATCGCCTGGGAGCTGCGAGGCTTTCTGATTGCGCAAGGAGGGATGGCCCTTCATGGGCGGGTCCACTTCCTTGTCGATCACCTGCGCCTTGCGCTTCTCCTGTAGCTGCAGCGCCTTCGCGGAGCCCAGGCAGTCCACGCCCAGCCCTGTCCCGTACGAATCGCCCTCGTTGGTTGAGAGACGCGCGACCATGATCGGGAATTCGCGGAAGCCCTTCTGCTCGAGAAGCTTGTCATCGTTTCGCTTGCCGGCTTCGTAGTAGACCGCAAGGTAGGGCATGCCGGAGGCATCGAGCTTGCCCAACTGGCGATCGGTGTTCGGCAGCACGAGGTAGACGAGGTCGATCCACTGCTCGCGTTCCTGCGGCCGGCCCCATTTGCTCTTGACCTCGGTTGAGATGTTCGCCCAGCCGGGATCATTGGGATTCGCCGGGTCCTTCACCCAGCGCTCGACGATCTGGCGCACCGTCCACTTGAACTCCTGGCAGAACGTATCCACCTCGCCCTTGGAGTTGACCGAGATGTAGTAGCTGCCGATCGTGTACGGGCAGCAGTGAAGGGCCACCTCGTCATCCTCGTACATGCCAAGCGCCAGCGTGCCGAACACGCCGTACTCGCTGTAGCACGGACGCATGGACGAATAGAAGTTCGACTGCGAGAAGAGATTACGCAGTTCTGTCTCCACCTCGTACAGCCACTCGCGCACGCCTTCTGCCTCAATGAGACCGCGCTGGGCCGGCTTCAATCGGAACCACGGACGAGAGGGGCTCGTCACTCCCGCCTGCATGCCGGCACCAAAGGTGCGCTGGGCGATGAGCGGGGTCTCATTGATGATCTTGAGGTTGCGCCTGATCTTCTGGCTCGGCTGCTCGTTCAGCCAGCGACCGCGGAAGGGCAGGAAGTTGTCGGCAAGGTCACGCCACAACGGAATGTAGGGCTCGCGAGCTGCGCACAGGGAATTGCGGATGCGCTCGAGGCGCGCCTTCATCGGCTCGGCGCCGATCGCATCGGTCACGGATTTGGCGGCTGCGCTCATCGACGTTCACTCACGATAAACTGCCCATCGATCTTGCTGATGGCGATAGGATTCTTCAGCCGATATGCCCAGCCACCGCTAACCGACACGAACTCTGTTTCGCATCCCGCCATGATCGCCAGCGCGAACTTCTCCTCATTGGTCAGTTCATCCGGAGATTTGGATTGAGCATCCTTCGCCGATGCCGCAATTGATTTGCCAACAAGCTCAACCCATTCGTCTTTGATACTCATCCGCCACCCAGCACAGGGCTCGCTTGGCCAGTCGGTGAATAGCCGCCGGTGAGGATCGTGCTCCCGAGGCCGCTTGAGGTCGCGCGCCGGCGCACGTTGCGCTTGGCGGCCAACTGGGCTCCAGCCACATCCGGGAATGTGGGTGGCGGCGGTGGCGCACCGGGCGGCGCGTGGAGGATCGCGTTGTCCGGGTCCAGGATGTTGCGCGCTGTGATCGGCGCTCCTGAGGCGATGTTGGCTGAGACGCGCCCGCCGGGATTGAAGACATCGAGAATGCCCGGCTTCTTGTGCCCCAGGCGACTGATATCGAGCTTTGCAGCAGCTCGGGCAACGCGGGCCATCAGCTTCTCCCCAATACGCGGTTGGCTTTCGCCACGATCCGCCGATACGTGGCCGATGAGAGATTGCCACGATTGAGCTGTTGATGCGCGCGTGCCTTGGCGTTCGCGGCATGAGAGCGGTCGTTCACCGGATAGCTACGGTTCGGACCTGCGAACTTCGACGCCGAGAGTCGGCGGCGTTGGGCGGCGGTGAGCGTGGACATGGTCAGGCACTCTCGCGTTCGAGGGGGTTGTAGTCGCGTGCGCTGTTGGTGATCGCCTGATTCACGATCGCCTCGAGCTCTGCGAATCGGTGTGTGACGCCCATCGTCCGCGCGGCATCGGCGCCATGGGATGCCCAGTTGTGCTTGGGCCGCGTGGCGAAGACGCGATTACGCTCGTCCCAGTCCTTCGAGTACTCGGTGAGACAGGAGATGCCGCGCGCACAGCGTTCCTCATCGAACCAGCAGAAGGGCAGCATACGGCGCACACACTCGATGCCGTCCTCGATTTCGAGCTTGGGAGCGACGGTGATCGGCGTGATGCCCATGCCCTGAGCAACTTCCTTGCGGCTCTTGCCAGTGCCGAGCTCGCGCACGTTGATGTCGTGCGGCATGACGTGGCGCGAGTAGGTCACACGGTGCTCGGTTGCAAAGTCCTTGAGCTTCTTTGCGTAGTGCCCGAGCCCCTCGCCGTTCTCCTCGATGTAGTTCACGCAGCGGATTTCGCGAGCGATGGTCTGCGTGATCCAGATGGACATCGAGTCATCCATGCCAAGGTCCCACCACGTCTCGCAGTCGATGCCGGCTTCCACGGGCACGCGGCACACGCGCCCTTCTTTCCAAACCTGCGCCATCTCCTTGCCGTAGTACGCGCCGGGATTGGCCGCCTCGAACGAGCAGTAGTACTCCTGCTGGATCATGTCCTCGGACATGCCGGAGCGGCGCTCCTCCTCGATCACCTCGGCCTTGATGGCCTTCGTGTCATCGACGGTGAGAAGCTGGTGGAACCACGCAGGATTGCGCTGCGCCATCTTGTGCAGCGTGTAGCCGTGGTTCTTGCCGCGAGAGGTGTATATGAACAAGGCCCACCCGCCGTTCTCGGCCAGGATCGGGCGCAGGTAATCCCAGCTCGCAGGGTCTGCCAGCGAGTACTCGGAGAACACAATGCCGTAGGGAGGCGAACCCACCAGCGCGTTGAAGTTGTCGGCGCCCACGACCTGCCACGTCGCGCCGTTCTTGAACTTGATCATCATCTCCTGCTCGCGCGAGGTCTCACGGATGGCGAGCGGAAATGCCTCATCGATACGGCGCAGGCCGGTGTGCGGGTTGATCGCCTCCCAAATCGCTTTGCGCGCCTGATTCGCCTGCGGGAGCATGTGCCAGTAGGTCGCGGGCTTTTGCATCGCGGCGCACGCGGTCCAGTGCAGCGCCATGTCGTCCTTGCCTGCACGGCGATGCCACACCAGAACCGCGCGGCGCTTACCGCTTTCCAGCGCGAGCCATGCCGGCATCTGATAGGGACGCGGCTCCCAATTATTCGGTAGGCGTACGGTTGGCATAGCTCACGATCTGCACGACCACCGGCGAGTTGCTGTCACCGAGAATCATCTGAGCAGGCTTGCCATGAGCGCGATCGAGCAAAGAGTTCGCCGCCGACACGGACGCCTTGGGGTTGTCGCTCCTCAGCCAGTACACCAAGCGCTCGATGGACTCACGCGTGTGCTTGCGAGCGAGCGCTTTGACCTCTAGGTCTTCCTTCGGCCGCCCACGCGGGTTGCCGGACTGTCCTTTCGCGAATGGCATTGTTATCGCACTGTTAAATGGCTCACGACAACATCCACAGAATGCTCATGATTTCAACATCGTAGCGTACGGCGCGCGGTGCGATGACCGGGATATCGATGGAAATGTTGGTGGGCTGTGCCCTCTCGGTCATGCGCGGGATAGGCAACGTGATCTCGGGATTCTCGAACGGCTCGACGGCGCGGAATAGCTCGCGCTCGATATCCCGCAGGGTCCTTGGGGCTTCGCGCTGAGCGGCGCCGCTGCCCACCTGTGGAGTCTCGGGCTGATCCCCACCGGAGGGGCCGAGCTGCCCCGCATTGAATGCGAAGCTCGCTCCGGTGAGGGCGAGGGTGATATCCCCGCCGGCCTGTGCGCTGATCGTGCCTGTGCTGAAGAGGAGCTGCGCGCCCGTGAGCGACACATCGCTCGAGGGGGTAAGTGCGCCTGTTGACGTGGCGAGCGCCGCACCCGATAGCCCTATGAGCGGCGTCGGGGTGAGGGCTCCGGCACTGAAGCTCGCCGCCTGTCCGTTGAGGCTGAGCGTGTGATCGCCCGAGAGAGTTCCAGGGGCGAAGCTGAGTACGGTGCCGGTGAGCGCAACCGTCACATCGCCGCCGATCTGGGGCGAGAAGGTGCCGGTGCTGAAGCTGATCAACTGGCCGGTGAGGCCGACTGAGGTACTCGGGGTGAGCGAGCCTGTGCTGTAGGTCTCCGCGGAACCGACGAGCGCCACATTCGCTGCGGCGAGCAGAGCTCCACTGCTGAAGGCGATCGCGCTGCCGGTGAGTGCGGGCGCATTGACTGGAGCCAGAGCGCCGATCGCATAGGTTTCGGCCTGACCCGTGAGGGCCTTGGTGGTCGAGGGCGTGAGCGTCCCGGCGAGAAAGGCGATCGACTGACCCGATAGCCCGACGGTGACATTCGAGGACGTGGTCGCGGGCAGGTCCCAGTCGAACCACTTTTCCAGAATCAGGTCGTTGCTCATTCACTGCGACTACCAGGTGAAGACGACGCAGTAGCCATTGCCGCCGAGGCCACCCGCCCCTCCCAGGCCGGGGTTCTGGCCCACGCCTCCTCCGCCGCCACCGCCACCGCCGCGTCCGCCGGCCCCGCCCGCTGCGCCGTTGGTTGAAGCCGTCACCGTCGTTCCACCACCACCACCGCCCGCACCGCCCTTGTCACTGGCGCCAGCGGCTCCTGCGGTTCCTGCGGTCGGCGAGGCGCCATCGGTACCGACCGATCCTCCACCCCCTGCGGTGTAGGAATTGGAGGAGCCCCCGGCCCCTCCTGCGACAATGGCCGGAGTCGCGTTGTGACTTCCGCCCGCGCCTCCTCCGCCGCCTGCGAAAAGGCTCGAGCCTCCTACCGCACCGCCCGTCGGGGTCGCGTTGATGCCCGCGCCACCCGCGCCACCGAATTCCGCATTGGCTGAGGTCCCCGTGGCGGCCGCTCCCGTGACGCCCTGCCCCCCTGATCCGTTGGTGGCCGCGGTCGGCAATCCTCCGGTGCCGCCCGTGGTGCTGCCGACTCCACCAGCACCTCCCGAGCCCCCACCGCCACCGCCGCCGGTCGCCACACCGCTGATAGCGCCACCCGCCCCGCCACCCCCGCCAAAGACGGTGAGCGAGGTCCCGAAGGTGCTATTGCCGCCGACGCCGCCATTTCCACCGGCGGCACCGGCCGCGCCGGGAGTCCCCGCAGCCCCGCCCGCACCGATCGTGACGGTGACCGTGGCGCCCAGGTCTGCGGCGTTGTAACTCTCGCGCGCGAATCCACCGCCTCCTCCACCCCCTCCACCTTTGGCGATCACCGCCGTCGCGAGCGAAGCTCCGGCGCCCCCTCCGCCTCCGGCCGCCCACAATTTCACGATCACCACTTTCGGGGTGAACGAGGTGGGCTTGGTCCAGGTGTTGGCGCCTGTGGCGGTGAAGATCTGCACATCCGCGGGACCGACGAACGTCGTCGTCTTGGGGATGCCGCCGGAGGTGTAGGCCGTCCAGACGCCGATCTCATCCTGAATCACCGATTCGCCGGCGAGGAGTGTTCCGTCCCACAAGGTTTCGGCGTTCGTCCCATCGAAATGCTCGATGGTGACCGTTGTCGAAACCGTCGCGTGAGTGTTGTGGACGGTCAGGTTCTTGACGTTGCGCTGTGTGCTGGCGCCGGGGGATGCGACGACCGTCGTCGTCGTGGCCGTGCTGATCGATGCGGTGTTGGTGCGTCCCGGGGTGATCGTGCCGGAGGCGTTATCCATCCATGACGCGTGGCAATCGACCGCAGCCGCACTTCCGGTAATGATCCGGATGACGTCACTCGTACTAGTAAGGAGCAGAATTTGCCTTCTCCTTACGTTTACGCCAAAACTCTTTTATCGCATCTGATCTGCGCCTCTTCGTTTCAGGGCTGGCATTTACAGCAGCGATCGCAGCTTGTCGTTTGGCTCTGCGCTCCGGATCAGCCCATGACTCTCTGTTCGCAATAGCCCGTGCTTCGATGGCATGCGCTGGGGACTTTCGCCCAGCGGCATACTGATTGCCGATCATCTGCAGGAATGGTTTCCCCTTGTTCCATACCGCGCCGCGTTTGAGCAGGCCTTTGAAACCTCGCCCCCCCGCCGTTTGATTCAAAAGTGCGGCGCCAAACTTCCTGAAACCGGCTATGAATCGTCGCTCGTACTCCCACGCATGACGATCCGCGACGATGCATAGCGCCTTGATCGTCGGTCGCTGCGGTAAAGCTACAATCCAGCAATGAACTGGTAACGAACATCGCTGCTTGGCATCTGAGCAATGCTTGGTCAGGCGTACATTCAGAGACGCACGCGTGACTCCGATGTAGCGAACTTCGCCATCGGCTGCACTCAACGAGTAGACCGTGGATGTCACTAGCTAGCCGAAAGTCGAATTGACCCACGCCGCGAAGGACAGAAGCACCACTCCGGGAACCGGATAGCGCCGCCCGCTCACGACGAGGAGACAACTGCCATCCTCGAGCACCGTGGCGGTGAGAAGCCCTCCGGGGCCAGTCCATGGAGTCGGAACCGTCGCATTCGTGGCCGCCTCCGCGGCGGCGTAATCACTGGCAAGGCTCATGTCGCCTCCTTCAGGTCGCGCGGATGAGCGCGGTCGAGCTGTTGTTCGTCGGCATCGTGAGGGTGAAGGTGCCGGCGGTGACCGTCTGACTGCCGAAGGTGAAGACACCGAGATTGCGATTGCTCTGGCCGGTGTCGTAGATCATCACCGCATCAAAGGCGGTCGAGAGTGTGACGGTCGTGTAGACGATCGAGGCGGAAGGCGTCCAGAACGTGGTCGATGAGGTGAGGCCGGCCGTGTTCGCATTGGTGACCGCGACTCCGCCTGCGGTGTAGTTCGTCCCGGTGACTTCACCGGTTGCGGTATACGCCCCATTGCTGCCGTTGGTCGTCGCGCTGACGAGGTAGAGTGCCGCTTTGAGCGAGACGGCGTTGACGATCGCGGCGAGCGCGGCCTGTTTGGCGGTGTAGCCCACTTCCTGAGTATTTGCGATGGCTGCCAATCCTCCGAATTAGGACCAGCGCGCTCGATGTTTCAACTGCCAGACATGCGTCTGACTGATGCTAAATCGGCGCGCGATTTCGTACTGAGAGCCTTCCGCTGCGCGAATCGCTTCAACTTGCGAAGCAGTCAGCTTGCAGCGTCCGTGCCTTTGTTTCTGTGCAGTCCGCCCTTTGCGCGCGGCATCTGCCATGTTGTCCTTCTGTGAGCCGCTGGTGAGGTGATCGGGATTCACGCAGCTCGGGTTGTCACAGGAATGCATCACGAGCATTCCGTCGTCTATCTCGCCTTTGAACAATTCATAAGCGGCCCGATGCGCTAGAACGTGCGAGCCGTTCATGCTGAACAGGCCATACCCTCTCGGCAAACGGTAGCCAGTCCATTCCCAGCAGCCGCTGTTCGCCTTGGCTACGTACGAAAGAAATCGCTCCGCTGCTGGCTTACCCACCGATTTGACCTTGCACAGGGTTCAAAATCAGTCCCTGCTTCAGGTGAACATGGACCGAGCGATGCACCGCGCGGTCAGTCGTTCCGGGGATCCAATACTCGACCCACGTCGTGTACTCCACGTCGTTGTCGATGACGCCCTCGCGCTTCTCGAGCAGGGACTCGTCCATTTCGGTGATCGGACCGTCGGGTTGCAGTTGCACTGTGATCATCACCACCACTCTTTGAGATTGAGGTCCATCACTAGGCCGCCCTGACGGGGTTTGCGTCGCGCGGGCGGGCCGATTTCCTTGAGTCGTTCGAGCTTGAAAGTCGCAATGGCCGCCATGACGGTGTCCGCGTTGTTCCAACTGAAGGTCGTGCTCTGCGCAGAATTGGAGGCGACGATGCGGTAGCCGCTTTGCAGGCCACACATGCCCGTCGGGGCGCCATCGTTGATGTCCGTCCCCTGGGTGTAGTTGTTCGACATCGTCGAGACATTGACGAGCCCGCGATGAGCGCAGGCCGCCACACACACCTCATCCGGGTCGAGAAGGGCCGAGGTCGTGCCGCTGGCAACCGAGGTGACGGTGGCGGTGCGGCCCGTGCTCGCCGTGCGATCAAGCGGGGAGACCGTGTCGTTGCCTGAGAATTCGTAGCAGTCCGCACAGGTGCCGGCGCCATCCCCCGTATCAAGTCCACTCCACACCGGCCCAGGCTCGGCAACCCCTGCGATCTTGTACGTAATGCGCTCACGATCATCCTCAGTGGAATTGACCACCTCGATAGCGGTGGTGAATCCGGTCGGATTGATCGCGGCAGTACCGCGCGTGAACATCGTCGAGACGAGCAGATTGTTCTGCGTCGGGGTCGAGATGGGGACCGTGTAGGAGGTGGTGCTGAAGCCTGAGACCGCGGCGACCTGGACGAATCCGAGTGCCACATCACACCTGCCTCACCTTGCTCGAGATTTTTTCGCGTGCGATCACGCTTCGCATGTCGAAGCGGCCAAGGTTGTCGTTCTCGATCGCGGTGAGCTCCACAAGCTCAAGTGGCAGCGCCATACGAGCCGCCGCGGAGGTCGCAAGGCCGCGATTGGCGAAGACGATCACATCCCCTGAGGCAAGGGAGTTGGGATGCACCAGCACCTGCTGGTCATTGCTGTCGAGCACCAGAACCGGCGCAGGGCTGCCGTGCTCACTCGTATCCCCCGTCAGGATGAACGGCATCAGTGACTCGCTTCGTCCTGCCTCGGTGAGGTCGTGAAGGTGTGCAGCGGCCGGCCCGGCTTTTGGTAGGTCGAGCTCGCCACGCGAGCAATGCCATTCCGGCGCAGGACGACGTACACGTGCGAGCGGGTGATGCCCAACTGACGAGCCGCGGCCGTGACGTTGCCGCCGCATTGGTAGATCGCACGCATTACGTAGCGTGCGGCAAACATCGTCACGGCCTTGCGCAGTGGCCTCATCACACGGTCGGCGGGGCATCCGGGATCGCGTCGTCAACCTGCTGCGCGAGCGATGCGACTTTGTCGACTGCCGCCACGAGCTCCGGAGGCGGCTCGCCACCGGCTGCAATCACGGCCTGCAGGTCGGCGACGGACTGTCTAAGGGCGGTGACGCTCGTCTGCAATGCGGCGATTTCGCCGATCGTCTTCTGCTGCTGGGCCGCGACGGCATCGAGCTTCGCAGTGAGTTCGGTATTGCTTGCCATGATGATTTCCTTGAGGTCGAGAATGGCGGCGAGAAGCGAACTCTCGGCCACCGAGTGAAGGTGAAGATGGATCGGGGGTATCTCGATCCGGATGGTGAAGTCAGCGCTCATTGGGATTTGGCCCAGATGTCGACGGCTTTGAGGTCCGTCGGCCAGTTCACGAAATCGGTCTGCGCGCGCACGATGCGGCAGTACTTCACATTGGCGACGGTCTTCGTGTCAGGTCCGCACGGAAGCCCGGCAGCGATGAGACCGATCGCCGTCATCGTCGGAGCAGTCGCGGTGCCTCCTAGCGAATAGCTCAATGGTCCGGCGGTGAGAAGCGGCGAAGGCAGCGCGCATTGCCCGACCGGAGGTTGCGTAGGTAGCCATGCATCTGCTTGCCAGCACGCAGGAGCGGCGATCGAGGTCCACCCGTGGGATTGGGTCCAGTTCCCTACGAGCGGCGGCGTACAAGTCACCTGACGCGATTCCACAGCCGGTGCGGCACTACAGGTCGGAGGCGGTGTCGTGCCTGAGCCCACCGTGATACTCACCACGGGTGTAGAGGCGAGGCTCGTGACCGGCGCGGGCGGGCTTGCAGCGGTCATGGCTTCCGTCTGCACGGTGAAATACCACACGCCCGGCTCGAGCCCGGTGATCGTGTAGCCCGTGAGATTCGCACCGGGCAATTCCAGACGGTGATCCGCAGCCGCGGACGTGAGCCCGTAATTGATCACGTAGCCGGTGCCCGTGGTGAGCGTGCTGCCATCAGACCAAGTTGCCGAGGGCGCCCACGTCAGTTTCGCTTCGCCCGGCTTCGTCGAGGTCGGCGGCGGAACAGTCGGCGGGACAGGAGTGGCCCCGGTGACGGTGAACTTCGCGGTGAGGGCTCCGGCGGTCATCGTGCAAGAGCCGGTCGGGAAGCTGACGAGGTTCCCCTCGCCGCCTTTGTAGTCACACGGCGCGGTGTTCTCGTGCGAAGTATCTGTGAACGTGCCGCAGGTGAGGTTGAAGTCGATCGGCGGCTTGCAGGCCGTCAGGACCACACAGACCTTGCCGGTGATCGTGGCGCCGTCCAGGTTCTTAGGCGTGAGACAGGTGTTGCCGTCGGTGGAGTACGCAGTTCCAAACTGAATCTGCGCGGGGGCGGCGAAGCTGACGAGCAGCAGAACGAACGCAAGCGAGGCGCGGGTCATCCCCCGAGTGTCGCGGATTAGTTACCCGGCGCGAACTGAAAATTTTATAGTTTCACGTGAAACCGCGTGCCCTGCACGAAGGTCATCGCGCATTTTGTCGAGAATCAGCCAGACGCCAGTGGTGCTAAGGCCGGTGGCGGCAGCGATCTCCTTCACGCTCATCGCATGCAGTTGAATCTCTGCCTGCGCACGGATCAAGTCCCAGCCCTCAGGAGTGAGCTTGCGGAAGAACGCGCGCTTCACAGCCCGACCGCCTTCAGTGCCGCTTGCGGATTCGGTACGACGAGGACGCCCCACGTCGCAAAGTTCTCAAGCTGCTTCGCATCGCGGCGTCGGTATTGGGTGATCCCGTCACAATCGAGAAGGTAGTACCGCTCTCCTCGTCGACACAGCAGATCACACGGGTACCCGATTGACTGCGTAAGCACGCCAGCCGCGCGAAGAGCAGCCACAATGTCTCGCTGAGTTTCGTCGGCACGAAATCTCCGTCTCACGGTGGATCACCAAAGATTCTGGTGTACGCCACGGCGTAGGTTTCCGGCTTGCCGTTCGGACCGCGCCACGCGATGGCCGGATCAAGCTCGAGGACCTTCAGGCGAATGCGCTCGCGTCGCGAGGCTGCGGTGGTATCGCCATCCCACAGGTTCGTGATGCCGCAGCGCTTCGCGAGCTCGGTTTCGCCGTCGAAGAACACGCGGCTCATGCGAACTGCGCCTCGGCTTCGCGCATGCAATTGCCCCATAGCGCCTCTTGCTCCTTCGGATCGACGCCTTCGCCGACATCGAGCTCCCGCACGAGAGACACCCAGCGATTTTTGTATGCGACAAGAAGCTGTACGCGGCGAACGAAATCCGGATGGGCATCCGCATTTGCTAGATGATCGCGCTCAGGGTCCTGCATCGCTTCGCGAGTGGCCGGCTCACCCAGAAATTTAGATTTTTCGGCCAGCTTCGTGGTGATGTAGCGCATGAGCTGGCGATTGCCGGCAATCGCCCATTGATCGAATCCACCATCTGGCGCCGGCAGTGCAGGCTTTGACTGAAACTCCCGATCGTGCTCAGCATCGCGGCAGAGCTTCACGAACTCCGGCAATGACGGCACATGCTGCTTGCCGCTGTAGGCGAGCATGCGAACGCCGCGCCCCACCTGAAACTCAGTGAGCTTCCCGAGCATGGCGTGCCACTCGTCCGGGATTTCCTCCCCGTACTTTCGCGCTACCGCTTCCCGGCCGAACATGCCGGCGAAGCGCCGCCATACCTCAGTGGCCTTTGAGGGCTGGGAATTCTGGCTCATGCTCGATCACCTTGGAGTCATCGCCGTTCAGCGTTCGCATCAGGCGATCGCCGGCGGTCTCCGGTTTTGCTGGTGGGGTCCACGGCAATTCGAAGCCGCGGTTCTTGCCGAGAAAGGTCGCCGCTTGCTGGACGTGCTCGGTCCGCTCTTTGCCTAGAGCGCGGATGAATGCGGCGTAGCGACGAACGCCTGCGAGGATGGCCTGCGGGTCGGCCCCCTCGCCCACTCTCGCTTTGTAGGCGCCGAGTGCGTCGTGCCAGCGCTGACTACCGGCACGTTTCGGGTAATCGCGGCGGAGCTCGACGAACTCGCCCGGCTCGGGCTGCGCAGCAGCCCTAGAGTTCTTAGTCTTCTTCTTGTTTGAGTCTGTGTATGAGTATGAGTATGAGTTAGTGTCCGGCGGTGTCCCATGGTGTCCACCGGTGTCCGGTGGTGTCCTCGGGTGTCTCTTCTTATAGCGGCGTACCTTGGCTGCGTTCCGGCCATCCTCCACCTGATTCCTGCCACTGGCCTTGTTGCGGTACACCTGAATGTTGACGACGCGCCATCCCCAGTTGCGCTCCGGATCGAGTGGCACAAGTCGGCAACCGTCCTCGGCTTTCGTGCGGCTATGTGGATCAGGCTTCAGGAGCTCGGCGATGCCCTGCTTGAGCAGCTCGAGCGGCCAGCCGGTGCGCGCGGCGATCGCTTCCGGCGTCATGTCGATATGGCCTTGCCAGTCAGCAAGCGGTAGTAATGTCAGCCACACCGGGAGCACGGGCCATTTTCCGCAGAGTGTCCCGTTGAAGACGGTATCAAATACCGGGGTGTACCCAGCCATCAGCGCGGGCCGAAAATCTTGTTCATCACTACCCCCGGCCGCGCGTCTGTCGGACGCGGCCACAAAACTCAAAATGTCTCTACGTTCTGTCCAATGCGACGAATTCCGTTAAACCTCATGCAACTTGGTTCTTTTACCTAAGCTGACTGGTCTTGCGCGCACGCTCCCGACTACTGCAAGGTTGCGCATACAACAAAAACTAAGCTGAAAGGGCTGTCGCGATGCGACGCCACTTCTGGGAAGAATTTCGGTACAGCGCCGGATTGAACGGCAGCGCTGCGTTGAGCAGCGCGAGGCGCTTTGCAGAGAATGGCGGCACGAGATCGCCCCACTGCGAGACCGCCGCTACGCTGATATCGAGCGCTTCAGCAACTGCTGTGGCGGTCTTGTAATGCTTCAGGACGTCGGCTTTCCGCATCCCAAGAGCATAAAGCATGCTTAACGACGCCGTCAATCATGCGAAGGAAGGCGCCCCATATGCTTCGGCCGTGGAAACGATGGCCGATCGAATCAAGATGTTACGGAAGTCCCAAAGCCTCAGCATGGAGGCCATGGGCAAGATCGTCGGCGTCAGCGCCGCGGCGATTGCCCAATGGGAGTCGGGTGCCACCACTGGCATAAAGCCCGAGAACTTCCTGAAGTTCTGCGCCTATTTCGGCGCCGATCCCTATTGGGTATGCTTTGGCGAGTCGCGCGATCCCAGGACCGCCATAACCGGCAAGTTTCGGAGACCGCCGATTCTCCCTCGCTGATCCGCCGGAATTCGACCCAGATCAGATTCCCCATTTGCACGGTCCTGATGTGCTTCATCGCGCCCTGCCTGTAATTATGTTATTGGCCCGTCCGTAGGCGCCCTAGCCCCCTAAATCCCACTACTGCTCAATCAAGCGCTTTTATCGCATCGGCGCGCTAGATTATCGCGACTTGCATTAAGCATGCTTGACACGCGTATTAAGCATGGTTTAAAGTTCGTTCCGACGCTCAACACCGAGCGGGAACGGAGGGCAGATGGACAACGCACGGATGATCTCGATGGCCGTCACGCTGCTCGCGCTGACGGGCTGCGCGACCCTGAAGGACACCGCCATCCGCGGGTCCGTCACGCAGGCGGTCACCAACACCTTCGACCGCAAGGTCGGAGAGAAGAACTACCACGGCGGCCACGTCGGCCGGCTCGAGGTGGACGTTCCCCTATACCGCCATGCCGATTTCACCGTGGGCGCCGTGCTCTCGCACGAGTCGCTGCTCGATACCTCCCACGATGCCGGTGACAACCGCGCCGGGCTCACTCTGGAGTGGAGGCCGCTGCGATGAGCATCACCGGAGAGAGCAAGAGCGCGTCGCGCCCGAACCCGGCGTTGTTTCAGGTGCTCGGTATCACGGACGAAGTGACGGTATGCGACTGCTGCGGCAAATCGCCGCTCAAGTCCACGTACATCGTGCAGATGATCGAATCCGGCGAAATCCTGCACTACGGCTCCACCTGCGTTTGCCGGAACACTGGCAAGCCCCTGCGCATCGTGAAGGCTGAGATTCAGGGCGCGGAAGCCGCGAAGCTCGAAGCCGCCCGCATCGAATGGGAGCGTAACCCTGAGCGAGTCGCCATGGAGTCGCGCATCAGCGAAGCCCACCGCCGCAACCTGCCGCCTGGCATGGAGTTCGCGCGATTCGTGAATTCGGCGCCGGCCGGAGAAGCGAAGGCTGAAATCGCCGCGCGTCACGGCGTGCCGGTGTGGAGGCTTACATGAGCAGGCTGACCGGACAGGAAATCACTGACGCAACTACGTTCGAGGATGTGCGCGACCGGCTATTCCGTTTGCGCTGCAAGTCGAAGCTCGGTGAAACATTCGCCCCCGGCGAGATTGATTTCTGCGAGGAGTGCTGGAAACGCTGGCCGCAGGAATACGAAGCGATGGGCCGGGAAGTGTTCCGCGCCACCGCTCCGTTCGGGAGTCAGGTATGACCCGCTCCGTAGAAGAAACCGCCTCGCAGCGCTCCCACACCGTGAGAAAACTCACTCGCCGTCAGGCCGCGATCATTGGCGCATTCACGGGCATCACATGCGGCCCCTTCAGCGACGTCCACGAGTACGTGGACAGTCTGCCCGGTTTCAAGGGCATCACCACTATCGGGTTTGCGACGTGCAGTGAGCAGATTCGCGAGGCCGCAAAAGCGGATTTCTTGGCGATCTGCGCCGACTCGCAGACGGATGAGGATGTAGCGAAATGAGCAAGCAAACGAAGCCGATCACGAAACAGTGTCAGCACCGCTCGCAGTGCTTCCGGGATGCCGTGATAGGCGTCTACGGCTGGCGGCCCGGTGAAACCGATGTCGATCTGGACAGCCCGATCAAGGTGTTCTGCGGCCAGCACAAGCCGAGATGGACGTCGCCGGATCAGTATCGCCGCAATGTGCGAATCGCGCGGTCGATCGATGAGCTACCGGAGAAGCCATGAGCCTCCAGCACAAACGTCACGACATCCACACCTGGCACAACGGCTACGAGTGGAGCGCGTGCATGGGTGAGTACGACCTCGGCAAGCGCGTCTGCCATGGCAAGACCGAGGCGGAGGCGGTGAGCGATCTGATCGACGAGCTCGAGGAC